TCCTGTGGTAGCGCGTCTTGTGACGCGCTCACCACATCCTTCAACGCTTGAATGTGCATATCGCCTAACGACAAGTTGACCTGAGTAGCAGGGCGATTCCCATAGGTCTCAGGGTTCATAGCCCCCGCCAACCATTTACGAGTATCAATCTTTAGCTTCGCTATCCCTACCTCTTCTGGGGTAGCACACTCATCTGCTATCTGTAGGGTTTCCTCAGCTAGCGTATCACTGGCTATGCGCCTAGCCTCTTGATACCTCGCCCATCTGGTCTCATCACGGGTGGCCTTTGGGCCACCGTGAAGCCAGCTATAAAATATACGATGGCCTATGTTGATCTCTTTCTGAATGCTGGCAACGGTACGACCTGCCATGATTCGCTCGAAGACCCATTCTTCTCCGAATTCTTCATCTATCCGCTTACAGCCAGCTCTCGTTAGTTTTTGTGCGACCATTTTTGTTCCAACTCATTAAGAAAATCATCGAAGGGCATCAAGGCTATCTTCTGACAATCGTTAACGACTTCATCTGCTAGCCATTGGAGCGGCATCACCGCCTGCCATTTCATTTGATCGAAACGATAAGCAAGCACGGGCACTTCACAGTGCCGTGCTTGTTCGCAGGCTTGTTGCCACCATTCGCGTCGATACACATTGCCTCGTTGATAGCGTTTTACCTCTAGGGCGATGCCGGGGATGCCGATAAGATCACAGCCGCCTAAAGCGGCTTGATCGTAATTTCTTTGGAGATCGAGGTCGGGAAACCTCTCTTTAACGACTGCTATAAGCTCTAGCTCTCCACGAGCACCTTTTGATCTTGATTTTTTACTCAAGATAGACTCCTGCGCTTTCGGAGCCACTTCGTCGGGTTCCGCTTACGGCGTCACCCCCCGCACTGGCGGGTTGGAGCCTTGCACATTTGCTACAGTGTGTCAAATTTGTGTATCTCCTGTATCGTTAAGCTCAACGAACTTCAAAGTGTCAGTGCTAATTTTGATGTGTTTAGGCTTAGGCCAAGGGCCATTTCTGAGCATAAAGTTCAGATTTACCCCCTGATCTGCCTTGGTCAGCATCATCCCGGTGTCCATCCAGCCAACCAGACTTGAAGCTCCACGAGCGCCTTCAAAGCCATCCTTTTCAGTCGCCCCTTTGCGGGTGTGATGCACCAAAATAATCACCGGGGGTTTGGGTAGCTGTAGTAACTTTTCGTCTGTTAAGGCGTTTACCTTTTTAAGAAAGGCATTCACTTCTGCGTTGTTTGCTTCGTCACCGGCAAAGAAGTTAGCCAGCGGGTCGATGGCGATGATTTCAGGCTTGATGAGTTTTATGAGGTCTTTCACTTGGTCGAACTGATCGACCAAGTTCAAGTCGCCTCGTTCAGTCCAAAAGAAATTCTTGTTGAGCAGCTCCTGTTCATGCGGCAAGTAGCTTTCAACCATAGAGCGTAGCCTTACGCCCACATAGGGCCCTCTGATCTCCGCTTGTAGCCAGAGAACCCTATGGGGTCTATCCCACTGATAACCCAATAAATCGCCCCCACAGGCCGCGCTCGTGAGCATTTGAAGTACGAATTGAGATTTACCGAGTTTAGGTGCGCCAATGACCAAACAACGAAAACCTGCGGCTATGAAGCCATGACCGAGATATTCGTCTGGCTTATGCTTTTCGAGTTGAAAGGCATCGTTTAACGACCTGACTTGGATGCCTTCAGGCTCGAAGCCTTTGTCTCTGGCACCGTTAATCATCACCGTGATTTCTTCGATGGTCTGCTCAACGGAGTAACCTTGCTCCGTCCATTCTTCGCAGTGACTCAGGATATAGTCGTCAGATTTACCGGCATGCACCATGCCAGCTACGGTACGCAGTTTCGTGTCATGCCAGTCTGTTGAGCCGAGCTTTTCTGCGCTCTTACGCCTTGATTGAAGCGCCTGTAGGTGCTTCCAATCAAGGGCAGGCAAGTCGTCAAAAGAATGAAAGTCTTGATCGTCTCGCCACTCTATTTTGTACTTACCGCCAGCGAAGCAGATGTAACCACCGACACCTCTGGTGTCGATGTTATGGAACTGACCTGTTGGCACAGTGACTGGGCTGGTCGCGTAGTAGAAGTGATAGCCACCGCTTTGTGAACGACCCACTAAGGGCGTGTAAGGCAGGTTTTTTATTGCCCATTCGAGCGCTTCGCCATCTTTGTGGCAGTCAATGTCCACGACATTGAACTGCTTGCCTGTGACTGCGGCCACGATCCCCGGATGCTCAACGACTTCACTCAGCTCCTGCGGATTTAGCTCTCGCTGCTGTAGTTCTTTCCAACTATGCCAAGTGGGACGTTTGTTATCGGCGCAAGGCAGCAAAGACACCCCATATTCCATGGCCAGCTCCTCAAGAGCTGGCGCAAGGTCTTCACCCTCGTTTTGTATCAGTTGTCTCATAAGAGCGCGATTGTGTGAAATGTTTGACACACACGCAACAATGTGTATGGTTAGGGCGGTTTTGTGTCTTAAAGGTTAAATGGTGAAAAAATGGATAACGAAGACTTGGCTGAGCGGCTTCTGAAGTTACGCGAAGCTAATGGTTATTCCCTACGGGAATTAGCCGAAGAGATCGGCAGCAGTGCCAACACAGTTATGCGATGGGAGAAGTGTGAATCCGCGCCGTCGCAAGACTTTATATTAAAACTTGCGGAACTTTACGGCAGAGATCCTGTTTGGCTGATGTTTGGGATTAAAGCCCCAGTAAAAACAAAGGATCAAAGCGAGATTGCAAGAATAAGCAGTAGGCTGGAATTACTTACTGAGGATCAGCTCAATGTTGTGGGCCAAGTGATTGCCCAGTTTTTGGAATTAAAGGGAACAGGGAATGGCAACAGAAAAAACGGTAGATGAGTTCATCTATGAATGCTGCGATGCGTTCATAAAAGAAGATGGACAGCCTGATCTGATATGGGCGCTCGCAGGTGAGACTTTCGCGCTGTACACAAATCATGGTGATTTATTTAATTGTGCAACTACAGAATTCATGCCAGTCAAAGCTAAAATTTTGGTCAAGATGCACCTAGGGAACACGCTGCAAGAGCACGTCGATTTATATAGAGATTGGTCTGAGTCAGAATTGAGGGCAGAAGCCAAGCAACATTATGAAGCGCTAGCTAAAAGGGGCCAGTTTGTTCACGAATTAACCAAAAACCTTTCAGTGACACCCCGCACCATGCGTTTTGTCGTAGCCTATGAAGAGAAAGCAATGTTGTTCGCCATTCCACATCACTTGCGGACTGAGCTGCTTAAACTGCATTTGCCTTACGACGATCTACCGCAAAATGTGTATCATTTACGACACAAAGCTTGATTTCTGATACAACCAACGGCATATTCGCTCTCCAGACACAAGGAGAACGAATTTGGCCGAATCAGAAACTCAGGAAAAGCTCAAGGCACCAACCATAAAAAAGGGCGTAATTGCTGCCAATGCAGCAATCGCCCTTTGCGGAGTGCCGGGAGTAGGTAAGACCACCCAAGCAATCGCTTCTAGCCCCAACACCGTCGTCATAGACAGTGAGCGAGGCAGTCACTGGCTACCAGTAGACCGTATCGACGTAGATAACTGGAAAGAATTCACCAGCGCGATGCAAATGATCGCCAAGGGCGAGCATGAGTACGACACAATCGTATTCGACTCATGGGATCGACTCTGCGAGATGCTTGATAACGAAGTCGTCGCTGACGCCCAGAAGACCAAGCCTTACATCAAATCCATCGGAGACTTCGAAAACGGCCAAGGTTACGTCAAAGCCGGTAAGCGCCATGGCGACACGCTGGATTGGATCGACAAGAATCTGCGTAGCAAGTACCAGATCATCGTTATCTGCCACGTTCAAAGTGGCAGCTACAAGCTCGACCCCACAGTCGAGCCTTACAATAAGTTCACCATGAAGATGCGCGACAAGATGGGAGCGCGACTACGCGAGTGGTCTGACTTCTGCCTGTTCGCCAACTTCGATATTGAAACTCACAAGACCGGCAAAGGCTGGGATCAACGTGTGGTCGCTGAAGGCGACCCCATGAAGCGCTGGGTTCACACCGCTGGCACCACCTATTTTGACTGCAAGAGTCGTATCCCTTTGCTCTCAGAGGAAGGAGAGCCGGTGTTTGAGTTCACATGGCAAAACATAGATTCCGCAATGAAGAGAGGATTGAAGCGATGAGTATAGATGTAACGGCGTTTGTTGACGCCTCTGGGCCAACAGAATTCAAAGCGTTAGAGCCGGGGGTTTATAAGGTCTCCTGCCTTGACGTTAGTGAAATTGAAAACGACTACGGCCAAAGTTTCCAAATGGAACTGCAAGTGCAAAGGCCGCGCAGAAAGATGCGTGTGTGGCTGAACAAACCTCGTGAGCAAATGGATTGGAACAAGCTGGATCTTTGCTTCAAGTCGTTTGGCAAGAACATTGTTGAAGCTGCCTGTGACGAAGTTGATGGAAAGGTTCAGTTTAACCCTAAGAAAGTAGGGGCGCTGAAGGGTGGTGAGGCAGCAGTAGAGCTATCTGTATCCAACGACGGGAAGAACAACCGAGTAGCAAAGTGGCTCCCGGTAGGCACAAAGCCTAACGATCAGCCACAGCCTGCGATGGTTGCTAGTGATGACGATGACGACATCCCTTTCTAGCCATTTTACCGACATCATCAAAGAGGCTTACAGCAATCGTGTGTCAGAAAGACACACGATTGGTCTGTCGGGCATCGGTAAAGATGAGCGGATCTTGACGTTAGAGTCGCGGTTTAGTTGGCCAGACGTGCCAGAGCCTCGCACTGCGATGATCTTCGCTCTGGGCGATGCAGTAGAGGACATAATCGACTCAGTAATCCCAGATGAACACAGGCACCAAGACGGTAATCAGCTACGAGTCGTCTTAGAGAGCGGTCATATCACAGGGCATGTGGACAACGTATTACGAGTCGCCGTAAAGAATGTCTTGGCTGAATACAAGTCATGTAACCAAGCTCGTTACAAGAAGCTGGAAAGACTTGGCAGCTACGAGCTGTGGGACGATGGCTACTATCAGCAAATCCAAGCGTATATGGGTGCCTGTAATGAGTTGCATGGCTTAGAGATAGAAGAATGCCATGTGGTGGTGATGAACAAGAACACCTGTGATCTTTACGAGGAAGTGATCGCCTTTGATCCGCTCTGCTGGGAGCGGATCAAAGAGAAGTGCCACAACCTCGTTAGCATGACATCGGTGCCACCACCGACGATGCAAGCCTCCGATTATCGCGTAAAGAACTTTATGACGCAGGAGCAGCAGAACATCTACATGGGTCAGTGGACACCCCCTAGCGTTAACTGTCGTAACTGTGTCCACTCAAAGCGTGATCTTAACGACCCGGTTGAAAAACGTGGGCGGTGGGGCTGTAAGAGGAAGAAGAAAGTATTGAGTTTAGAAGAGCAACGAAAAGGATGTGAGCAGCATCAGTGGATACCAGAACTGGTGCCTGCCATGTGTATAGACGAAGAGACGAAGACCTATCAGCGAGAAAACTTTGAGTTTCGTAACGATGAAGATGCGGTCAGCTCACAGAAGATTGCTTGGCTTTGTCGTAACGATTGGGATGTCGAAGGCTCGCAGGAGCTGTTCAAAATCCTTGACGACTTTGATGCGGAGTTACAGCTATGACGAAAGACTACATGACGCTGCAAAAGTTTCACGAGAAGTTCCCTGACCTTCACAAGTCATTTGCTTCGCTCAAAAGCGAAGCAACGAAACGGAGAGACAATGGGCTGATGGATCACAAAGCCATCGTAGAGAAGCGTATAGGCGCGACACGGCCATCGTTGCTGATAAGCCCATCACGTTACTTCGATTGGCTTGACGACATGCAGGCAGAAGAGGATGAGTAACCTTAATGCTTGGCTCGTAGAGAAGTATGGGCCATTGATGACCATGCAAGACTTGGCGCAAGTGTTGAAGGTGAAAGACATCAGGTTTCTGCGCGAGAAGATTCGTAGCGGAGAATACGATCTGAAATTAGTCGATCTTGGCCAGAAGACTTACGTTAACAGTTTCGATGTTGCGAGACTTTTCAGCTAATGATGACCTTTACCACCAAAAAGATTGGTGAGGTTGCCAACATGAAGAAGATCAGTGAAATACAAGAGATGCTGATGAATAACGCTACGCTTCTTGTCGCTTACCCAGATGCCAGTAAAGACAAGAGTGACGAGTGGCTCAAGACTGTGGACATTTGTAGAATCGAACTAAGGCGTCGGTATCAGGTTCAAGAGGGCACTAAGAACAGCTAGACCGAGAGCAACACACTCTCTCCTTGCACCGTGCCCCCGTCCGGTGTGGTCGTATGGCGGGGCTT